GTGAAGGATCGAATCAGCGGGAATACCCGCGCCTCTCGACGAGCGGCTTCCCACAGCCCGCCGAGATACTGGGCTCCGATCAACTGCGAGCCATACCCGCTCTCAGCCGTATCCATGGCTCGCTTGCGCGCCGACCACGGTACAACCTCGTCACGCGCACCGAATGCGCGACGGTGCGCGAACTCGCTCGCGTCGGCCTTCGACGTCACGATGCGCTCATTCGCGGCGACAGCGGCGCGTTCGAGAGAGTCACTCATCTTGACGCCACGCTCGCCGGCTGACGCAACTAGGTTGTACAGCAGTTCGATGTCGACCGGGTCGAGGCCGGCATACCGGCCGCCCATGTCCTCGCCCTCGGCGGGGCCGAAGCGCATCTTGCGCCGGAATTCCTTGTCCTCAACGAGCGCGTTCAGCTCGGCGCCAATCATGTCACGTACCCGCGCCTCGTCGAACGCCCCGCCCTTCGCAATCACCTGCTCGGCAATCTCACGCAACAGTTGCTCGCGGTCGGCGGTGCCGACCGGCTTTTCGTCACTCATTGCTCAACGCCTCCATGATCTCGCGTAGGAAGATTGTGTACTCGTCTACCTCGCGTTCGGATTCCTGCTCGTCCGTCTGCTCGGGCTCGCTCTCTGCATCATCCTCGATCGAGCCCGCGCTCTCCAGCACCCTCTTGATCCGCACCATCGCCTCACGCAGATCGGCCTTGTTGCGTGCGTTCAGCACGGCGCCGGCCCGCGCCTCTAGGCCCGTCGCGTCAGCCACCATAAGCTCGCCCTCCAGGAACAGATCGGACCACGTGTCATCGTGCAGGGCGGCGCGCTCGTCAACCCATTCGGGCGCCGTCTTGCCGAGCTTCCGATACGCTGGAAGCAACGCCCTATATCTGCCCTCGGCATCGGCGTCGTCACCGGGCGCCACCATCACGCGTACCATCTCGGTAGCGATGGTAGGCCAATCCGGCTCGGCCTCATCCGTAGGTTGTCCATCGAAGTCACGCAACAACGACCGGAGCGCGTCACGTGTGCGCTCGGCGAGTGCGTCCGGGTCACCTGGCACCGGTACAGCCGACACGTCCAGGAGTTCGTGCGACACGCCCTCTTTGCCGTTGTCAACGTCTCGCCATCCAACCGACACCGCATTGAGGAATCCACGCTCGTACTTACCAGCTACTCGCGTCGCCAGTTCGTCGCTTGTATCCCAGGTAACATCCGCGTGCAGTGCCCCGTCCCTCACCTCAACATCGGCGCGACCGATCGGCAGAGCCGCGTAGTCATGCGCCCACAGCACGACGGGATTGGCGCGGTAGTTGCCCAGATCCCAACGCGACTGGTCAATCTCAAGCCCGTCGCGCTTGATCCCGCCCGTGGACGCCACGAAGGACATGACGCCCGCGCCGCCCGTGTCGGCGTCCTTGTCCCGGTAAGCCCGCAGATAGTTCGTCATGTCGCCCCCATTATACCACTGCTATTCGTAGACCAGTGTGCATCGGCAGTTGATGTCATCCTCTTCGCCCATCTGGCCAGGGCCAGGGCCAGTGTTGCCAGTGCCCGATTCGAAGTCCTCGTCAACGGAGATCGCCTCCCCGTGCAGCGACACGTGCTCGTCACGTGTGCGTTCGTCCATTGTGGCAATCCACTGCTTGACCTTGGCACCTATCTCGATCGCGCCGGCCAGGCCGGCCTCGTTGTATGAGCCGACAACCTCCGTGCGCGCAATCGTCTCGGCGCTGCTGCGGATCCGGTCGCCCATGATCTCCGTCACGCGAGCCGCCAGCTTGTCCGTGCCCTCGCCCTCCTTGATGCCCGACATGAGCCCGTCTTTGAGTAAGGTCCACGTCGTATCGTTGACGCGCTCGGCGAACCGCTGCGACCGCCCCATGATGATATCGAGGACGTTCGGAGCTGCGCTGCCAGCCGCGCCCGCCCAGCCAGCGAGGGCGATCTGTTTGTACAGCGGACGGGCCATCTCCCGCGCCTTGCGGATCCACTCGTTCGTGTTCCACAGATCGTCAAGTTCGGCGGCTGTCATGCGAGCTGACCGCTCGGGCGCGCCAAGCTTGGCGAGGACGCTCTTGCGTTGCGCGACGAATAGCTGCGTCACGAGGTTGACGAATAGACGCTCGAATGGACGCACGCGATCATCGAAGGCCCGCCAGACTTCTACGTGCTCGCGGCTGCCGTACGTCTCTAGCTGGCGCGTCAGCGTGCGCGGCTCCTCTGGCGGGATGGTCGGCAGTGGTTCCTCGTCAGGCGGCGGTTCTGGTTCGGGCGATGGCTCCGGCTTCGGCTCCGCTGATGAAGTCGGGACCAAGGACATGGGCATCCATGCAACGTCGCCCCACGCATATCCTTCCCCGTCCTCCGGCATGAGCTGCGGCATGAACTGCCCGAGCAACACGTTCAGTGGCACGCCCATCTTGAATAGCACGTCCATCTGCGTCACAACTTCGGCCCTGTTCTCCTGCAGCACCTCGACGTCGCTGGCGTCGAACTCGACACGCACGCTCTGCCCTGGGAATCGCGGCACGAGCCGATTGTTGATTGTCTCAGTCATCCGCCACGCGGCCGGCAACACGGCATGCGTGTACACGGCGAGATACGCGGCGTCAAGATTCTCGTAAGTCGTCTCGCCACGAAGCATGTCAATCGGGATGCGATACGCCCGCGCAACATCCTCCAGCGTGTACTTCAGCGTTTCGAGATGTTGCATGTCCTCGGGCGAGAATGACAGCCGTTCGGCATGTACGGGCGTGCGGAAGATCGCCCACCGATGCGCCTTGTCAACGCCCTTCAGTTGACGCTCGAATGCCGAGGCCATGTCCTTCATCTGGTCGGCGGTCCAGATCTGCTCCTTGTCCGTAGGCGTCAGCATACCGCCGCCGAGCATCCCCTGGTTGAACAGATTGTAGTTCGCCTTCATGGCGGCGCTGCCAGTGTCGGCCGCGAGCCGAGCGGCCGCTAGGGGCGACAGCCCCGAGAGTTCGTCGAGCGGGTTCGGATACCGAAAGTAGATCACCTCGTCGGCCGTGTATGGGATCGTGTGCCCACCGTCAACATCCGTCAGCGCATATCCCTGGATGTACGTCTCGCGGCTCGGGATAACGGTCACTCGATCCGGCCGCGCCCGCCATATCTCACGCACCGGACCTCGCCCGCTCGTTCCTCGTTCCAACATCCAGAACGCACGGCCCCACAAGTCGAGGTCCATCTGCGTCATCTCGACAAGCCACTGCCCGCTGTACTGCGGATTGGGCGACGTCAGTCGGTCGTACAACGGCCCGCTCGTCACGTCAGTTCGTTCGCCGGCCGCATCCTCGCGGTAGATCCGCAGCGGCAGCCTGGCCAGCAGTTCGGCGCGGCGCGACACGCACACGTACACGGCATTGGACGTGGCGATGTAGCTGCCGTATTCGCTCGGTGCCCAGTCGCTAGCCGGCACTCCCAGGGCTTCGCTCGTCCTGCTCACCGTCACCGGCGCCGACGCGAACGCCCGCCAAGCCGCCGCCATCCGCTCGCTTATTGTGGCCATTCGATCCCCCGACCAGGCACTTCTCGATGTCAAGCGTCTTTGCCTCGTCATGCGTCATAGCGGGCCGTAGGATGACGTTGTCGAGATGCCCTATGGTGACGCCAGTGTGTACGCCCATGCGCCCGCCAGCGGCCTCTACGCCCCAGCACCACACAACGTCCTCGGTGTACTCGGTCCCGTCCGGGTCGTCACGGTACGCGAAGTAGGGGAACGCCATGCGTTCCAGGAGTTCGCGCCGAACTAGTGTGAACCCCAGGCCGAGAGCCTCGACCGACACAACGTCACCCGGCTTCCAGCCCCAGAGCGCCCCGTACTTCGGCTGCTCGGGCGTTGACTTGTCTGACCGCCTGAGGATGATCGGCCAACGGCCGGCTCCACGTGCCGTGTACAGCGCGCCAAGCACGTCGTATTCTCGCCCGTCCTCGGATCGCCTGAGGCGTTCGAGGGTGTCCGATGCGAACACGTGGTCGTCGTCAACGAAGCACAACGTCGCGCAATCCCCTAGCCACTCCTCGCCGAGGAACGACCGCACGATCGCATTGGCTGCCCGATGCGCCGGCATTCGCACGGCTGGCGCCATGACGCGATCATCCTCCCGCATCCCCTCGAATAGGAGGCGGCTCCACGAGTCAAAGAAGAACGGATGAGGCAGCCCACCTATGCGCGTCACGACGGCGATGTTGCCCCAGTCCCTCACCATGCCCTCCCGAGTATGGTCAACCCGCGTGGCGTCGGAAGATGTACAATGCCGCGCCAATGCATCTCTGACAGCGCGCCCCGCAACCCGTCGCCCCATGCATCCCACGCCTCGCTCGTGTCGTGTACCAGCACGACGCCATGAGCCGTCACGTTGTCAAGCACGGCTTGTGCAACTGAGGCCCGCCGCCGCGTGGGCTCGCCACAGTCCACGTATCCGAGCCCGATCCGCCCCGCCAGGTCGTGAGCCTCGATCATGGCAACCACGTCCTCACCCTGGACTAGCGTCACATAGTCCACGAGTCCGTTCGATCCGAGCACGTGCGTTGCCGCAGCAATCCAGCCTTCGTCAGGTTCGAGCGACCACACGTGCCCGGACCCATTGGCCCGACAGCCCGCCGCAAGTGCATTGACCGTCACGCCAAGGTGCGTCCCAGTCTCGACAATCACCTCGGGCTTGAGTGCCATCACGAGCGCGACGAGCAGGTTCGCCACCTCGACTTCGGCGCCCTGCCCGGTCCAGCACCTCCACCGCTCGGGAGCAACGCAACCCGACCACGCCGGGCCGTGCTCTGGTTCCTTGCCGTCAAGCGGCAGCGTGATCGTCGTCATATCGCAATCGGCCCCTCGACGATCCGGCTCGCCCCGCGCCATGCCAGGGCGAGCGCAATCACTGTGTCGTCATGCATCCCCTCGGGCGCCGTGTAGCGCACCAGGCCGCCCGCCGTGCGCTCCATCGTGTATGACTCCAGCTCGCCGATCAGTACGTCGTCCGGCAGTATTGCCAGGTCGCCACGCTCGAAGGCCAGCGCAAGTCCCTCGACAATCGCCGCCTTGCTCGCGTTCGTCGTCACGAACCCTCTGACCGGATAGTCGTCACGTTGCAGAGCCTCGATGATGGGCGTGCCCATTGCGTTCGACTCGGCGATGATCGCCTCGGGATGATATCGGTCGGCCAAGGCGCCAAGCCTCTCGCGCTGCACGGCGTAGTCGATCTGGTTGAACCGATCCATAGCAACGAGCGCCCGTGTTGTCCCGTCGATAACGGCAACCACGGTGAAGTCCTCTGACTTCCCCCAGTCTACGCCGAAGATGTACAGATGCCCGTCCACTGGATCCGCTGGCCTCGCCGTTGCAGCCTGCCGCACGCGACGGAACACGGCGCCGCCATCGTCTAGGAACTGGGCGAGTATCTCCTGCCCGTAGGTGCGCTCCGGCATGGATAGGCGCATGGCCTCCAACTCTGCAGCCGTGTTGATACGGGCGTTGACCGCGCTCGGCATCTGCCACGACCGCCAGTTCGTGTCAGCCTTCGATTGATTGTACAGCGTCCAGAAGTCGTTACGTCCGAGCGGAGTAGATAGGAACCACGCATCGCCTACGTAGTCGGTTAGCGTGGGCCGCAGCACAGCATGGAAGGCCCGCCACAACCCCGGCATCTGCGCTGCCTCGTCCAGTACGAGGCGGGCATATCTCCGCCCGCGCACGGCGTCCGTGTTCTCTGTAGACCAAAACTCGACCACGCCCTTGGTAATCAGGTCAAGCCGTCGCTCCGACACGCTGATACGCTCACAGATAGGCGCCAGGCGGTCCCTGAGCGCGTGCCACACGTCGAGCATCATCTTGTACGTGGGAGCAAGATACGCGGCCGGGAGCCCGTCGATTGCCGTCTCTGCGACGAGGTCTTGCGCTAGCTCTGTCTTGCCAGCCCGGCGGCCCACGCACACGACGTTGAAACGCCTGCGCTCGTCAAACACTTGCCGTTGCCAGTCTAGCAGGCGCGGCAGTGTGACGGTGCGTGTCTCAGTCGTCACGGCGGATCACCTCGACCGTGATGCGATGGTCGCCATCCTGCGTGACGTGCGTCCGCTCGACGTAACCGGCGCGGCACTTCAGGTAGAAGATGATCGCGGTGATGTTGCCAGCCGCAATCAAGTCGAACAGCTTGTCCTCGGCGAATAGGTTCATCTGTGACCGTGCTTCGGCGACCACGTCCTCTAGCCCGTGTGACTTGACGAACTCGTGTACGGCCTGTCGCGTCACGTCGAACTGACGCCCGACAGCCGCGAGATTGCCGTGGCAATCGTCAATCGCCTTCCGCACTGGCACAACTGAGAGTCTTTTCATAGGTGAGGTTAGTCAAGCAGACTCGGCGTCACGCTGATACGCGCATCGTCGAACCCGGCCGCCGTGCCGGTTCCCGTCCAGCCGTAGCACCACTCGCCCGCGACGGATAGGGCGACGTCCTTGTAGTAGATCCCGGTCGCGCTCTTGGTCACCGTGCCGAGCGCGTACGTGTACGTCGTCTGCGTTCCGGCTGGCGTCTCGACAGTCAGTGATACCGTGGTCGGGTCGGTCGCCACGCCGCCGACCTTGAAGGTGCCGGT